TTCACCATTTAACCAATTTTCCATTCCCGTTTCAGGGTCAATCATTGAAAGTGAATATCTATCATCTTCCCATTTTGGTGAAGATAGATTGAATCCGGCATAGACTGTTGAATACTTAAAAAAGTTTTGAAATGCCCCTTCTAATCCTTGTCCAAATAAAAAGGATGTTGATAACAACAATCCAATTAATAATTTTCTCATTTTTCTCTCCTGTAGCGTTACTCTACTACTATAAATATTAAACTTACTTATTTTTCGTATTTAGATAAATCAAGATTTGCTAATGGTTTTTCTATTTTTAGGTCTTTTAATTTAGAATTTGCAACCACTAATTTTGAACCACCTACTATTTTACCACCTACTATATGATAGATAAAAAATACAGTTTTCCACATACTAACTCTTACTATACGACCAGGTTCTCCATCAACTGTTACGACATCATCTTCGTTATAGTCGTTACCTAAAAAGATCATAAAACCATCAACTGCTTCTCTTATGGTATTTTGAAAAATGAGTGTGATTACACCCACAAGAAATAACCAACCATATTGTCCTATCAATCCCTCGACAAGACCTTGTGCCTGGTTGTCCACGAGTATTCTCCTTATATTATATTATTGTTTGTTCTTATATAAATATAATATATACGGCGAAATTACGAGTCAAAACGGACTAAAAATGAAATTGGTAAATCTTTATCGTTTTTAATTGGATTAGATAATTTTGCAATGGCTAATAACTCCTTTTCATCATTATAAAGACCTATGTTAGTAACATAAGTCCCAAATTCTGAATGTGTTGTGAAATTTTGATATTCTGTTCCTGCATTATAAGATGATAAATAAGAACTACTTGCGGCTGGTAATACTAAATCAGCAGTAGCTTCATATTGGGGATTACCCCAATTCCCATTATAATTATATCGAGCTCCTTGAGGAATTTGTATACTTCCACTCCTACCTACAACTGTGCTTGGATTTGTTGTGCCAGTAAATTGATATTCATCTACACTACAAAGATATTCATATTCAGTAGAAGTTTTAGTTGCTTGAAATCTTATAGACCAACCATCACCACCAGTTCCAAGTCCAATATTAGTATATGAAGAACCAGTATTTGTAATTGCAACTATACCATGTTCATAAAATATATTTCCTATACAACTTCCACTACCTTGTGCTGTAAGAGTTCCTATTGCAAAACTTGAAGAATATGCATAATCATATAATTGTCCATATCCATCATCTCTTAAATCTATAGTTACATCAGTGCTATCATCAAGAATTTTAACAGAGTATGGTTTTACTTCTTCACCAAAATATTTTTGTGGAATTGTTATAACATTTACTGTATCATGTAATTCTCTCGGAACTATTGAACCCCAATCTTCTCTACTATATGGATATTTCCTACTCCAATTTCCCCCTGTATATGGAGGATATCTTGTTACAGTAGATTTTGGATTAGGAATTGTATCATATTGATAATATGAATTTCTTATTTGATAATATAAAGGAAGTTTAAAAAATGTTCCACAACTATACCAAGTATCCCAAGAATGACCTAAACTTTTAGAGTCTGAATTAAAAACTCCAAAACTTTGAGATGCAGCAGAGCCTGTTAAAAAATTATGAAAACTTCCACTTATACCTTCAAGACCAAAAACTCCACTTCCACTATCTGAATGTGTAAAAGTGAATTGTTTATAGGTTTTGAACTCTTTTATTGACCTATCATCAGAAGATATACCCTTAAACATTGGAATCTCCTTTAAAAATCAAGTCTTACTTTGATAAGTGCTTCAGTATTTGAATCTTTTTTGAATGGTCTCGATAACTTTGCAACTGCTAATAACTCATTATTATCATTATAAAGTCCTACTGATGTAATGTAAGTATTTGGTTCTCTAATAAAAGAACTATTATATATTGATGCGTTATCACCAGTAAAATAAGATGGATTTTGACTGTGATTATACTCAGCACCCAATACTTTACAAAAATACATTGAACTTCGTTTTTGTTCTTCTCTACGAGCTGAAAAATATGAACCACTTTGTATTGAATATAATAATTTTCTATGATTAAGATTGTTTGTAGAAGTACTTTTTACAAGTGGTTTTATAAAAGCAGATGGATCATTTGAATCTACTGAACCAGATGCTAATGAATTTGGATTTAAAATTAACATTCCCATTTCTGGATAAAATAAACCATATGAACCAGAATTTGAAGCTGCAGCTGATGCTGAAGCGGTAGTATGTACTCCATCTGCAATTGAACCAGAAACTATATTAAATTCTCGTTTTGAATTTCCAAGTAATGGATTTACATTTGCGTTACTATCGTCTATTAAATTAATACTATTACTTCCACTTGTCAAATGTAATTCCCAGTTTCCTGGATCCATCTTTTCTCGGTATCGTGCCCTATTTGCAACAATGGCAAAAACATCATCACTATAATAATTTTCCCCTGAATCTCCATGAAAATTAAATTGAGTAGTTTGGGCTGGAAGTAAAACTTGTCTTAATTGTGAATATATTCCTTTAGTTGGATTTGTTGTTCCTGTAGTAGTTGAACCTTCTGAACCAGAACCAAGTCTGTGACCGTATGTTACCGAAAACTGTACTTCGGTAGATTGATCAGTTGTTGTATGTACATCATAATAATATTTACCATTATTAGAATCTTGAATTGATCCAGTAAAAAAAGTAGTTAAAGTTCCTGTAGAATCTGACCACATTGGTTCGGCCACAGTACTATATAAATTTTCTACTTTATTTACCTTCCCATCGTCATCTATAAATGATTTAAACACGGGCATATCTAAATCTCCTATTCTTAAAAGTCTAATCTAACTTTGATTACCGCTTCTCTATCTCTCGATTTCAATAAAGGTTGACTTAACTTTGCAACTGCCAACAACTCATTATTATTGTTATAAAGACCAACCGTAGTTATATATGCTTTTGGATCTTGAATGAAAGTAGTATTAGTCAATTCTGTAGTAGTACTATCAAAGTACGTTGGATTTTGACTCCAATTATATTTGTCAGATTCAACCCTACAAAAGAAATGAGAAGATTTAATTTGTTCTTCTCTACGGGATTGAAAATATCCACTACCCTGACCAGCTATAATAAGTTTATTGTATAATTTCATTGAATTATCATCATTTGTTCCTGCACTTTCAACCGTCGCAAGGGCTAAACCAGGTGGACTAGCTGCCGTTCCTTGATCTAATCTTGTAGCGTTTAATATAATAAGTCCTAATTCTGGATAGAAAAGTCCATAACTTCCAACTGCACTTGATGCAAAGTCTGAAGCTGCTTCACCAGCTGGTGAAACAGCAGTTCCAGTTGCTATTGAACCACTAATTACATTAAAAACTCTCTGTGATGCATTAACAGATGAATCTGAAGTTGCTCCACTATCATCAATTAACTTAATCAGGCCTGGATCTCCAGTTCCCAAGTGTAATTCCCAGTTTCCTGGATCCAATCTTTCTCTATACCGTGCTCTATTTACGTTGATAACATAAATATCTTTAAACACATTTGTATTATTTTCAGGAAATTCAAACTTTGAATCACTGTTTGCGTTTCTAATACAAATATTTCTAAACTGACGATATATAGCTTTAGATGGATTATTTCCCGCAGAAGTAGACAATGATCCACTTCCATCGAAATGTCCATAAGCTATTGCAAACTGAACTTCTCGTGTGGTATCAGTACCAACTTTATCAAATACATCGTAGTAATAATCACCACTACTTCCACTTTGTGCGGAACCAGTATAGAAGGAGGTTAAAGTTGTTGCCCCTCCAGACCACACAGGGGAAGATATAGTACTTGGTATATTAGTCCTTTTATCTGTTCCTGCTAATTCGGTGAAAAAATCGTTTTCTGCCATTGTTTATCTCCTATGTGTATAAATATATTCTAAATATATTCTCATTAAATTTTTTAAACGGGTTATTTAGCCGGTCCCTTACCACCACCGGATTCACCACCTTTACCACCGCCGGATCCACCACCGGATCCACCTCCAGATCCGCCTCCATATCCACTACCACCGCCGGATCCACCACCATAACCAGAACTGGGTGGTAAAGCAACTATTGTTGCAGATGTAGAATCTTCTCCATTATCATTTTCCACAGTTAAAGTAACATTCCATACTCCCTGTGAAAATGTATGAGTTGGATTTCGTAATGACGAAGTTTGACCATCTCCAAAATTCCATAAAAACTTTAATCCATCTCCAGATGAAGTATCAGTAAAATTAACTGTTAGTGGTGCGTAATTCATTGTTCCTCCAGCTCCCATCTTTAATCTCCTTTAAATGATATTATGAGTGAAATTTGCCATTGGTGAACTACCGGGTGGGGGGCTACCCTCTTCCGATACCTCAAAAATAAAATTAGATGTAGGTGGAGTATCTGGATTATACATTTCAGCTACATTATCATGTCCAAGAACAAATTCATATTCTTCTACTCCATCAAAATTATCTGTTATAGGAGCAATTACAATCTTATCTCCTTGCCCTCCTAACACAACTTGTGCGGGTATATTTGATAATTCAAAAGCTATAGCCATTTCAGGTGCATCTGTCATAAAATAATTCATAATCTCTTGCTGATTAAGAAATCCCTCTACTAATGGCATATTTTCAATCACTCTACCTCTAAAATTAGATGATAAAGATTCATCATATAAAGAATAATCAATTTCATCGTCACCTAATGCAAATTTAGTAATTACATACGAATCATCAACAGCCCCTGCGAGTGCGTTTGCTAAAAGTTCTCTACCTTTTTTAGTAAAAGTTGCTGTTACTGTTTGTGTTGTTTTATCCAAATATCCCATTTCTATTAAAATCCTTAACTATATATAAAACTCGCAATTGGTCCACGTATTGGATCTGGATCTACTTCTGGTGGATAATATTCTAAAACTGCATCTCCTGGATTTACTACAACATTAACTGTCCAAGATGTTCCAGTTGACATTCCCGTAATCTTTAAAGTACTATTTCTTATTGTAGTAACTTTTTTGGCCTTTAAACTAACTGCACTACCATATGTAGTTTTCTCTTTACCTACTCCATCTTCTCCTGTTTGTCCTGCTCCTAATACACTCATAATTAATTCTCAATAATTCCGTTTTTAAATAAAAAATATTTCATAGTTTCACCATCAGTAGGTGATCTCCAATTAACATTTGGTTCTGTTAATGGTTGGTTATCAATTACTTGACCATATGGTTTTACAAAATTTGAACCACTCGGTGTTACATCCCATAACCCATAATCTATTTCATCATCACTTAGTGCAAATTTAGTAATTACGTGTTCACCATTTTGATTTTCACCAAATACTGCTTTTCTTAAATAATCTATACCCTTTTTAGTAAGAATTGCGTCTACTGCTAATGTATCTTTATTTATAAATCCCATAATTTATTCCTACGTAGTGTTATTTACATAATTAACTTTTACTGGTAAAACATAAATTGCTCCTGACATTTGACCAGTTATAATAATTGATGTTTCTCTTGAAGTTCCCATATCTCCCATTAATGTTTTTATTCCTGCTTCTCTACCTACTACTTTCTTACTCGTTCTACCAGTTTCTTCACCATAAACAGCTCCAACATTATAATCTACACTTCCGTCTGTTACAATTCCTACATCAACTACATTTTTATTTAAAACTAAAAAACTATAATTCTCTCCCGAAAACGCTTGTTCTGCCCCCTGTGTATTTGGATTTAACTGAACATTCTCATATGCCCATGTGGGTGATGTAGAATTACCTGTCAATTGGGTTGTCAATGCGTTGGCTCCGAGAAATGAAGGTGGAGTCATATTACCGATATAAGGTAACGCTTTAGTTCCTACATCCATCGTAAATAATTTATACTTCATTACAACTTCAGGATCTACACAAGGTTCTAACATTGGTGTAGATTCTAAAACTGCACCATAATAATCAGTTCCTTTCGGGTGTGCTGTATCCCATAAAGTGTAATCTATCTCATCATCACTTAAAGCAAATTTAGTAATATTAAACTTACCATCACTTTTTGCGAGATATTGTTTACCCTTCTTGGTTAATACTGCATTTAATATGTATGAAGTATTATTTATAAATCCCATTTTTTACCTCTTATGATGAAAAAGTAATCGTTACTGGAAATTCTATTACTGCTCCTGATAATTCCCCAGTTATTATAATTGAAGTAGTTGAAGTTGCCGAAACTTGTTTTGGATAAAGAACAAGATTTCTTGGCTCCCCACCAGTAAATTCTAATGTACTTCCATCACCGATAGCAATACCTGATATTGTTTGTGATATATGTTGTACATTATCTACAAACGGGACCCATACAAAGTCTGACCCTACTGGTCCAGTTTGAGCATTTCCTTCAGTCTCAATCAATTGGGTCCCATTCGGTAAAGCCGAAAAAGCTGGTGCCAATACAGCTACACTTGAATCCAATAAAGTTACAGTATAATTTTCACCTGCATAAAGTGCATAATCCGTACCCTGTGGAAATTGAACTGTATTATCATGTTGTTCAATCGATATCGTAGCAGTCGAAGTTCCAATTTGAGAAGTTGTTAACTCTCCTGCTCCAATACTAACCTTATCGGTTGAAACTCCATCTACCCAACTCAAACCAACAAGTCCGGCTGTAGTCTGGCCTAACGCATTTAATTTAGCCATTGCCCGAGTTCCTTCAGACCTCGTTACAAGTTTATACTTCATAATCTCAGAAGGATCATTAAATGGTTCAAGTGCAGGCAAATTGTCAATTACCGCTCCATAATAATCTGTTCCTTGTGTATGAGTGGTATCCCATAAAGCGTAATCAACTTCGTCATCACCTAACGCAAATTTACTTACTTCAAAGTTACCACCACTTGACAAAATTTCTCGACCTTTCTTTGTCAATATGGCGTCTAATATTCTTGTTGAATTGTTTAAATATCCCATTTTTTTCTCCTGTATTCGGATTTTACATAAATTTTATAAGATTCGATATAATAAAACTTGTTATTCTTCCCTTATAAATATAATCCTTTTTAATTTTTAACACTATTTGTTTACTGCATCCATCTTAGTTGTAGGTTTATCGGTTGTTACTAACATTGTAGGTGATACATTTTCAACAAACACTGCTGGTGTATTATCATCCCATCTTCCACCTGGATCCGATATAGTTGTTTCTCCCGTCTGAACACATCCAAGATAAAATAATCTATCAGTTCCAACTGATTCATCCCACCTATTATCTAAATCAGATAATACAAAACTTGATGAATTTGGTATATGTTTTGATGCATTTTCTGCAGAACTATAATAATACTCTACTTCCATATTATTCCGTGATAATACATTTTGATCTACTCGTGGTTGAACTACTTCTTCAAATATAGCCTTACTACTTCCTGCCTGTATAGTAGAGTTATAATAATCACTTCCATACCAACCGCTAAAATCTCTATCTCCTATATTATATATAGCAGGTCTTTCTAAAATATGTTTCATTACAAATGAACCAGTTCCAGCTGCATTTTCAGCGAATGTAGTACTTGGTGCATTATACGAACTAAATGTTGCTGAAATTTCTGCTCCTGACCCTGTTAATTGTGTTCTATTATTCTTTCTAAACGGATCATATAAATTTAATGGCATTGTATTTAACATTTCTGGAGTTATTTCGTATCCCGATGCAGAAATAAACCCACGTGGTTCTGAACCACTTAATTGTGTATAATAATTAACTCTAAACGGGTCTGTATAAGTTAAATCTACTTCAAATGTTTTAAACGCTGCAGAAGAAGACATATATGAACCTGTTTGCATTGTTTCTTTATTAATCCCAAATGGGTTAGACCAATTCATATTATCTTCATAAGTTTGATATGCTGCACTTTCAGAATATTCATTTGTTATATCAATTCTTGTAACATGATGTTGTGGTTCAAAATCAGGTTCTTTACCAATTATAATCTTATCTCGTTCAAGAATAGTTGGTTCAATCAATATACCAACATTTGCATTTGCACGTGCAGGTATTAAAGTTCTAACTTGTTTATATAATGAATTATCGTAATATTTTAATAATCTTAAATAATCCCAAAAGTTATTTGGTCCCGAATACTTTTGCCAATATAGGTTTCTGGCTTCTACTAATCCACTATATTGTTCTTTATATTGGTCGCGTGGATCTCCAATATATTGGTCGAAATCAAGATTGGGCATTGAACTTATAATATCTTCGTCTATTGCCCTTGATGGTGAAAAATAAATTCCAAGTTTATTACTATCTATTTGTGCGTTATCATAAGCTGGGGTTGTTATACTCTCATGAAATTTTAATACTGGACTTCCAACTTTATCAATTCGTGTATCTGCTTCTATTCTCATTTTATTGGATGATTTCATACTCGGTCCCAAATTTGGAACTTTCATTTTTGATTCATCTACTACAGATGAAAAATGATCTCCCATAGGACTTGTATAATTATGTGGAACTGCTGATGATGTAAAAGATTGGTCTGCACTTGCATCTTGAAACCATTGATTATAAGATATACTTAAATCTTTATCATCATCAAATGAATATCGAGTAACTAAATCTAAATAAGAAGCTGATGGTGTATTACCATCAAATGCTATTGGGGCGGCTACATGATTATCAAATGAAGTTTCATTAAGTGGTGTTGTCCAATTTCTATATTCCATCATTGAACCACTAAAAGATTCACCGAAAAAAGTATTTTGCTCAGGACCACCGAGTGTTACTGATTTATTACTTCCAAAATATGCTAAATTATATGATGGTTGACTTGAACCAGTTATATATAAAGTTTCACTTGATTCATATATAATCTTACTTCTACCTGCATCATATTTTTTAGTATGTAATGTATAAGCAACATTTTGATTAACAATATCACCTCCTACAAATGATCCATCCCATAAAGTTCTCGTCAACATTACAGACCAAAATTCATTATCATATACAGGAAGATTAGAAGATGAAACCTCTTTATATCCATCACTACCACTTAACATAAAAGATACATGACCTCTATTATCTACTGAATCATTTTCTTTTAATCTAATTGCCCAATCTGTATCTCGTCTTACCAATACTTGATTCGAACCCGTTGCTGCTTTAAATCTAAATTCTATTGTATCTGGAACTCTATTAGTTGGTGCACTCCCAGATATTACTGGACTCCAAGCATTATATTGAACATAAGTATTATTACCTGATCCATAAAAATTTAATGCCTTTGTAAATTTTCTCGTGACCATAAAATCATCTGGCTGACCTGGTAAACTTGGTCCACCATATTCCATTACTCTTAAAATACTTGATGGAATACCATAACAACTTATCAAACCTTTAATTGCCCGTGATGTTCCTTTTGTTTTTAAGAAATATGGCATATTGTTTACAATACGACTCCAAATTTCTCTTGATATATCTCTGTCTGGAGTTAGAGAAAACTGCCAAGGTCGTTCAGAACCAGTTTGTTCCATTCCAAACATATATCTTGGTAGCGATACTAAATCTTTTCCATCACGGACTTCCCAACCAAGTGATTGTGCAACTGGATGTAATAAATCTTTTGCTACGCCTTCTGTAAGTTTATCTCTCTTATCATGAACATCAGTCATCGCTTTAATGAATACCCAAATATCATCAAAATAGTGACCAATCATATCTATAAAATTAAGAAATACTGTATTTTCATCATCATCTTGAACAAACATTGGTAAGTGACTTCTAACTCTATTCTTATTTGCTCTATCATATGCTGATGCAGAAATTAATTGATTTGCGTACCAAGTGGTTGCTGCTGATTGTGAAGTTCTATAAAGAACATATGGATTTGAATATGTTCCTTGTCCTGATTCTTTGGGCCAAGCATTTTCATGGAATGTACCAATAGATTGACTTGAATATGAAGAACTTTGATTAAACATATACTTTTCAAATTTATCAAAGTTAGTAATAACTTCACGACGTTTCTTTTCCCAAGATTGAATTTGTGTTAATGATCCACTTACTGGAGTAAATGGTGGATGTGGAGATTCAGACCCCGAAATACTTAAATATCCTCCTGCTCCTGGGTCTGCTTTAACACTAAGTTTACCAATCGGTACTCCTATTGAACCACTATTGGATCCTGCTAAAGACGCACTTCTATCTGTATATTGTTCTATTTGGTCTAATTTATATTTAAAATTTCTAACTCGTTTTTCTGCAGAACCAAAATGAACGAAATTGGAAAACTGGTTATGATCTACATTAATATCTGCACTTAAACTACCACTTAAAAGTTCATTCTCTATACTTTCTTTTATAGAAGTATCTGTTGATGTTAGTTCATTATAAGTTTTATATCTTGTCTGTCCGTGACCTATTGGACTATTGGTATCAGCAAACTCAGGAGTTCTAAGAACTATATCACTTACCCATTCTTCTATAAAAGGTATTAATGTACAAGTTTCCTCTACTGGAGGAATCAATTCTTTAACAATAGTAACAAAATCTTTTTCTTGAACACTATCTGGAAGTGGTTCATATAATTTATAAACAATTGAATATGGATATTCAGAGTAAGTTGTTGTATCTATTTTAAAATTAGTTATTAAATTAAAATTGTTTTGTCCCAATCTAACTAACTTACTTAAATCTTCACTCTTATCTTGTGGATATTGAATAAACCATTTATTAAATGGTTGCATATTATTTAATGGATACTTTGAAAAATCATGTCCTACAGCTTCTCCCAATTCTTGATAAGAGTTTCCATCCATAAGAGTAATTTCATTTCCATTTATACTCTCAATATCTCCCCTAAATGAACCATATATTGGAGTAGCACTATAAAGAGATGAAGTATAATCAACATAAAATTCAGTAAACTTGTTGAATGATCTTATATTTGTAGCATTATCTAATACAGCATTTTCTGGTGCCAAATTCTCATAAGTATCAGTTAAAGTTATAGTATTACCATCTACTGATTCTATTTCTGCAACTAAATCATCAGTAACAGGAGTTCTATTAACTTTTGTACTTGACTCTGTTAATTGAATGGTAGGACTTTCTACCCATAAAATTCCTTCTGGACCATAATGTCCATATATATAAAGAGTACTTGCCTTATGTAAATCCCAATCTTCTTCAACAACCCCCGTATAACTAACTTGCTCCCATTCTCCTACCTTTGATACTGGTGCATATCTTAAAAATTCTCTTTCTCCTGCCGATAAACTACCTTCTTCTTCTGTTGCTGGGTGATATCCTGCCCAAGTACCCCAGTATGGATTTCCATCACTTTTTCTATAATGATGTAACCCAACCATTGCACCTTTATTTATAGTATCTGATTTTTGCCACCAACTAATTGTAATTTTATTACCAGTTTCAAGTCCTTGTGCAGCCATTGTATGTGGTAATGTTTGTGAAATTCCCATCCACCTATGTGCCAATGTAGAAGGTTGGTCTGTATCTGTATTAAATCCTGTTTTATGAATACCTTGATAATCAACATGATTTGGTGCACCGAATTGAGTATTCTTATCAATAAACTTCATACAAGTTTCACCAAACTGACCCTCACCTTGTATCCATTTAGCATGATATCCTAACCATCCAGTATGCCACCTTGATTGTTCAGTTTTTGCTGATTCTGTTCCACCCCAATTAAATGAATTGAATCCTTCGCCCCAACCCTCTGGTTTCACTGCATCTGAATGTAAAACTGGATCCCACCATTGCCAAATTAAATCGGTTACAGAACTTTCTGGTGTCCATTGCCAAACTAAATCTTGATCTTCTCTTACTTGAGTTGACCAAATCCAATCACAATCTCTTAATTGTAAGAGTGTAGTCTTTGTACTTCTACCTAAGACTTCTGACCAATTTAAATCAGCAGCATCAGCAGAGTTTGATATAATTTGAAATGGACCTGATGGATTACTAGATATACGAGTAATTTCGGGAGCATCTATTTCATGTGAACCACCATAATGTTCACGTTTCCAATCTTGTTCTTCTTGATCTGAATAAAAACCTTCACCATCTCCAGTTTTAATTATATTTCCATTCCAAAGGATTTTTGCAAGGAATCCTGCTCCAGATTTACCATTATGAGTTTGTATTTCTAATCTTGCAAGGTCACCTGGAAGACTATGAGTATAAGATTCAAGATGTGCTCCTGCCACACCTACTGATGAACCAACGATGGTTGGATTATTGAATGAATCAAAAGAAGTTATGGTATAATTATTATCGACTCGTAATATAATCTTATTGGCCCCACTACCATGATATGGACTTACTCTAAATTCTCGTTCATATTTAGCAATATCAGTTGCAAGTGGATTTTTTAATGGAATATCATCTATTACTGTTACTTCTGTATCTTGAGTAAAAATCTCATCTATAACATATGCATCTTTAATAGTTAATCTACCACTTCCTCTATCATCACTTCCTGCCATTAAATTTGTAAATCCACTATCCTCTTCTGTAAATGATGCTTCTATTTTATTATCATCTGTAAATGTAATTAATCCAGTAGTAGGGAAATCAGTTTCTTCTGGTCTTTCTTCTTTCATAAATGGACTTGGAGTTCCACCTAAAGCTCCAGGCTCCATTTGGATATCTGTAATATAGCGAACTCCAGTTGCTGTTGAATTAGTTTTACCCAAATTCCATTTTACTATTCCATTTGAATCTTCTGGTATAGTTTTAATTCTATATACTTTATGCCACCGCCTACCATCTATTATCTTACTGTCTAATGTTATATCATCTACTGGTTCTGTATCTGGTATATTTTGTAAATTACCACCTACATCCCATTTTCCACGAAATAATCCATGACTATTATCTGGCCAAACTTGTGTCCACGTATCATGAGATTCATTATAACTCTCTTCCCAAGAAACCCAACAACTCATTATATAACTTTCACCAGGTATTCCATTTAACAACAGTTCATAATTATTATTCTCACCATCTGATGTAGTTTTTAAACACCACTTACTATTACCTGGATTTAAAATATCATCAACAACTTCATGATTTCCACTATCGTTTCCCTTTTCGAGTGCATTAATTCCATCAAAGAAATCACCATTATTTACTAAATTGTTTGCCGGTGGGAAAGTTTGAAGTTCGACTTCTGGAACAAATCTTGATATTACTTCAGGTATTTCATCTTCATCTATAACAAAGGCCTCTCTTATTTTAAGAGTTCCACCAGCCATTTTATCGTTTAAATTAATTCCTTCACCATCTATTGTTGCTACATTACCACTAATAGTTACAGAAGATTGACCACTTATATCTGTATATGATAAGCAGGTATATCCCAATATTCTAAACTGTTCATAATAATCTGGATCATCTATTGCTGGGTTTGGTCGAAGTCGTATTTCTGTTCGTGACGGTGATATTTCTTGTAACCAAAATTTATCATCTTGAACAAGAAGTTCTATATCTCTTCCTTTATCATCGAGTAAACGAGCCTTTATATCTTCTTCTATATAATAACTGGCATATATTCTACCATCAGTCCCTATCATAAATTCACCAGTATAAATACTCTTATCTGATTTTTTAGTTAAAACAAATTTACTAGAACCACCTATTTGTCTTAAAAAATTATATACTATTTTATAAGTCCCACGTTCATAACCAAGACTTCTAACATGAGCACCTACATCTAATTCAGTAGGTATTTCAGAAATTTCACCAGAAGCTATATAATTATCACTTGTATCATATACATGATACTCTATAATATCTTTTGGATTACTTCCAAATACCTCATCGGAATCAGTTAACCCGTCTGTTCCAATAAGAGGTAAATCTTTTGATTTTAATCTTGATAATCCCCATTCTGTTGAGGTTAATTGTTTTTTCTTTGGCATTAGAGTTCCGTAAATTCTCGTTTGATTATTTTATTAAGTTCTTCTTCTGTATCTTCATATTCAAAATATCCTTCTTCATAAGAAAGAGTATAATTTTCAGGGTGACTTGTTCCATCAGTTCCTTGTCCATCAATTATTTTCTCAAATAAAATAATATTTCTAGAGTTTGGATCCCTTAAAACACCCTTTCTTACAACCCCCGAATCAGTTCTCTTATCTATTAATTCTAAATATTTTGCTTCATCTTGTCTTATGAGAGACTGATAAAATGGAAGATTGTCTAATTCATCTGTTGAATACGGCATTTTTTATCTCACTACTTTAAATGAATGTTTCTCATCAAAATATTGAACGGTTTCATCAGCAGTTCCACTACCACTTACTACCTTATAGTTTATTCTATAAAATCTTTCTGCCTGTAATCCATTCATCCACACATTGAAATAGTTTCCTGTAGAATCACAACTTACTACTGAACCACTTCCAAATGGAACTATAACATCTTCTGTATATGCGTCTTTAATTTGATAATAAGTACTTCCACTTGGTAGATATTTTGCTGTTGTATATCCCGTACTATATCCACTTGTGGAATACGACTTTTCGGGATACCTTGCTCTACCAACTACTCTAAATTTTACTTTTGAAGTTTCTTTATATTCTGGACGAAATCCTCTCATATAAAGAACCATATCTTCAACCTCGGTATTAGAAAGTGCTGATAATGAACCAGTCGTCCATTTAGAATCATCCCAAACTACTTCTAATTTTGGTTGATAAACTGTATGTGTATCTCTACCAAAATATAAAAAATGTCCATAATGTGTAGTACTTCCTTCATCTTCAGTAGTGGAATACTCCATACTACCACTTCTCTTTATCATAAATCCTTCATTTGGAACTGTACTACCTAACCACTTCCATACAATATCGGTTACATCCATTCTCAAATCTGATGGTTCGTGGGTAAAGGATTGTGAGGCCTCATATCCACTTCCACTATACCAAGTTCCACCACCACCCGATAACGTTGTTGTAGAATCTGTTCCACCTTCTACGGCATACGCACTACTTCCATCAAATACAAATAATCCTGAAGATGATGCTGCACTTAAATTAGAATTAGTTCCTGCAGAACTTCCAGATAAAATTAAATAATCTGGATTACTACCAACTACACTAGCAGAGATAGGTAAGGAATGTAATGAACTACTATTATTAATAACATCTCTCAAACTTGTAACAGAACTACCAGTAGTTGAACCTGATGTTACAAATATTTCTGTTGAACTATTATCAAATACAGAAGTTGAACCACTTACAAATACAAAATCCACTCCACCAATAGTAACTTCTTGATTATTATAATCACCTTCATTAATTGTTAAAGTTCCATCTGCATAAGTATTTCCTTGTAATGTAGAATAACTTCCATACCAAGGAGTTGCCGTATCATTATTATCTTTAAACTTCCAACTTGCCCCATCTTCAATTATTGGATTAGAGTGTGCTCGGCCCGAACCCATATCCCAACTCTGACTTACTGGATACCCATATAAGTTTTGTGTTACATTTAATTCTCTTGAACTTGCATCATATAAATTTAAATAAAATTTTGTTTTTGATCCTGATGTAATTAAATTAGATGCTACTGATTTAGAAATATAAGTCAAATCAAATTTAATTAATGCACGAGAAACATTTACTACTGAACCGTCTGCGTTCATATCTTTTCTAATCTCAAGAATTTCATCAAGTCCAGTATTCATACTTGCACTTGATTCATATAATGTTGTATCTTTTGTTGCGTATTCGAAATAATGCATTAGATGTCTCCCATTACCCTACCTCGAATATCTATATCCGGGTATTTTATTTCAAAGATTGCAGGATCTGTTGATGGATAAACTACTCCATTAAAAGTTGCATCTGGAATATCATATAAATTATTAGAATAACCCTGTGCAGCTCCATTTTTATTATTAATTACAATTAACCGTTGTTCTGTGTTAGGATCTTGATTGGGTGGATTGACTACGGTAGCTACTCCCTCAACTGAAACTATTTCAGATGCCACATCAGCCAATATGATTGGTTGATTTATTTGCCACTTATTTATACTAAAATAAAGTTTTAATTTATCAACACATTTCAATAACACTTCATTTTTATTAAATCCTCTTTTAGTAAGAACTGCAAACTCAACTCCAATATTACATATCCACGCATCCTTTAATTGAACTGCATCAGTCATCATTCTATACTGACTCAAATATACTTTTATATTTTCTTTTACAGCATCATTTATTCTAACTAACTTTCCGGTGTTATCATAACCAAGCATATACATATTTAATGCCAATGGATTAGGTTGGAATGTCGGGTCTGTTTCATTCTGTCCAGTTGCTGCAACTTGTTCATCTTGTATAATATAAACTTTTGCTATATTACCATATTTAGGTGGTAACGAATAAACACGAGTTATATAATCATCTTTGGTTACTGCCCTTCCTTGTGCTTGGAAATATGCAAGTGCATTCACTCTAACATCCTCAAGTGTTTCTGCTCCACCGCCTCCAGTTGCTGGTTTTGGATTTGATGTTGCCGTGGAGTTCAAAGTTATAGTTTTCATATTATCATCTAAACTCAAAAAATTATCAAATACAGGTGATTGTAAAGTAATATTATTAACACTATTAGATGCTACATTATCATCTATCCCACCCCCATAAGAATATTTTATAGTTAATGTTGTATTTGTTGGACATTGACCATAAGTGTCCGTATTTAAAAAATTTGCCGGATCAAAAGCTGTATCAAGAAAACTCGGTGTACCTGGTAAATTTGAACCAACATTAGTTGGATTTGGAATAATTTCTTCATCTGCTCCTGCTGCTATTCCAGAACCAAATCTCATTTCTGTTTTACCATCTGGTCTTATATAAGTTTTAAATCTTTTGGATGTCTTTACAAGTTTTAAAAGAAATGGTGCAAAGTTTCTACCTTCTACTAAATCAGGAGAATTATTTGTAGTATTCTCAAAATCTGCATATACCGTGTCTTGTGCTAAGAATGGAACTTCATACCAACTATTTCCATCACTATCCGTTACTGAAATTATTTCTAATACTGGATCAGAATTCAATACAATTCTTTTATACCTTTCTGCTGCTCCAAATGTTATATAATCCGTAGTAACCGTTCCACTAACCGCCTTTACTGATTTCTTTAATAACCATTTTGTAATATTTGCAGGATCTTGATCATCAAGTTCAAAAATAACATCTTCTCTTGGACTTAATGAACTTGAATCTCTAAATGCTACATCACCCGTTGTTCTAAAAACTGTTCCATTCGTAGATGTTGCCTGTAATCCTGATGGAATATGCAAACAATAATCTTCATTTGGTTGTCTTTTTTCATCTACAACATTATTAGGATCTGATGGTACAGTTTGGAATACATCAAGAGTTACAGATGCTGGTGATGACTGTCTTGGTTTATATCCATATCCTTGTGCAATTTCGTATATGGTTTTCTTTTCTTCTGCAAAAGCTAACATACTTTCTTTAAATTGTTCATCCATATAATAGGATAAAGTATCACCAACATAAGATGCCATCTCAATGAACATCATACCTGGGTCTGATTCATTAAAATCATTATATGTGTTTGGAAAATATGTTTTAGCAAATTCTATTAAACTATTTCTAAATGCAGAAAAGTCTTTGTTTAAATATTTTACGTCTTTATGACCAGGTGCATGAGGCATTTAATTTCTCCCTTATTCTTTAATGGCCGATTCAAACTGATCAAAACTTACTGAAACAGTTCCGAACCTATCAGGCTCAAATGATAATCCAAAATCTATTGATATATTTACTCTGTTAATATTATAATCTGGCATCGTAATTTCTATATTTTTAATGTTTATGTATGGCAACCATTTTTCAAGTGAACTTCTAATTGAATCTTCTAATACATCTCCAAAATCTTCATTCATTGGTTCAAACAATATTGAATGTAATTGTGATCCAAACTCAGGCTGTCCCAACCTTTCACCAGGAATTGTTTTTAACAAATTTATAATATTATATTTTGCCTGTTGAAGTGTAGTTTTAGTTTGTTTGAAATATCCTGTATCTGAATATCCCATAGGAAGTTTTAATCCAATGAAAACATCTGGATTTAAATCTTTTTCTCTTGCTCCCATTAGTTTATTCTCCTTACAGCAACTATTATACCATTTTTAACTTCTAAAATTGCCCTTCTATATGAAGTTGGTATTATATTACCATCATCATCCAAATCTACATCTGAAATTTGAAATTCATCAGTAATTCCTTCGTATTCTTCATTACCCTCATATGTTTGATATCCACCCGCCTGTATATTTCCGTCTAATTTAATTTCATCTTTAGTAAAACGTATATTTAACTTATCAAACAATTTTTTAAATATTTTTAATTGTTTACTAAAATCTAAATTGGCTTTATGTATACTTCTAAACTTTCTCATTATACTCTGTAACTTAGATTTTTTAGTTTTAGGATCATCTTGAGACTGTATTATATTTAATTGACCTTTATTTGTTAAATACAAACCTCCAGGTAATCTATTTTCTAAATAAGACTTATTATCAAATATATCTATATTATCTTCACCAGTTAAATAAGAATGAATAGCATCTGCTTCTTCTTGTGCCAATTTAGAATTTTCTTTTCGGATTCTTTTTTTAGTTTCTGAATCCTGGTCTTTGAAAATTCTATCATTCTTAATTTTCTCAAGTTTATACTTTAGAAACTTTTTATCTAATGCCATTACTCACCCCTCTATGGACGAAAATTCGTTCCGCCACCTTTTTTCTGGTCAATAGCTTTCAAAACAGCTGAATAATCTCGTGTTAATGCATCTTGTACATGGTCTGGAACTTGATCAACATTTACTCTTGCATTTTTGATAGTTTGAACTGCTCCAATATCTCGTTTCTTCTGTTTTGTAGCTTCTGTAGTTGGTGCTCCTGCGGGTGAACCAGCCAAAACATCATTTATCTTACTCGAATCAAATACTCCATCACCTAAAGTTGGATAATCTTCATATCCTCCAACTTGTGGTGCTCCACCTTCACCTTGTGGAACTCCACCAGCGGTTTCATTTAACACTTTGTTAAGAGCCGTGTTTGATGTATAATGAACCTCTTTTTTGGGTTTAGCTTTATACTGTTTTCTGATAGGTTCTTTGAACTCTTTTTCAGTTAATGGTTTTGAAACTAATTCGGTAAGTGAAGATGAATTTTCTTCTTTAATAAATATCTCATTCATTTGTTTTTTGACTTCCTTACGAACTACTGTTTCAATTATTTTTATTAACTCTTGTTTCTTCATTTTATTATCTCCTTTATAAACCTCTTAAATAATCTTGTAATACTGGACTTGCAAAACATCTATTTAATTCTTCCATCTGCTTAACAAGTTCATTTGTAAGTGCTGAAGTATCTACTTCATCAAAATCTGTATCGGTATCTAAATCTGTCCAAGTACCACTTGCTTCTTCACAAGATTTCTTATCTAAGTGTTCTGTTATAGAACAAAATCCAATGGATTCATCTTCATCAATACCTAAATTTTCAGCAGATATCTTATCATACATATCTTGTAAATCTTTTAAATCTTGTGGATCTATCCAAGTTCCACCTGCTGCCTCGCAGGCTTCTTTACTGTCTGGAGGTGAATCACCAGCTTGTACTGCACACATTGCTAAAATACTCATTAGTTGTGCCTGTAATACAGGAACAATTGTTGTAAATCTACCGATTGTTTTTATTAATAAACTAACACACATATCAACTAATCCCATAATATTTAATACTTTCATTAATGCTTCAATTATAGGAACTACAAATGGTGGTGTCCATTTTAAAATCTTTCTAACTATCTTTATGACCTTTTGAATAATCTTTATAACTTTAATTATCGCCTTTATTATTACCATCATTTCCATCATCCACGCCATCACATCCAACATAGTTTTAATGGCCCTTTTTACGGGAGGAGTACAAACATCTTCTGGATCAATTACTGCTTTAGCCATTATAGCATCAACTTCTGCTGATAACTTCCCCAATACCTTATTAAGTTCACCCATCATCTCTTGTATTTTCGCGGTGAATCCAGATAACATCCATGCCTGTAAATCAGGAATTTCCAAATTTGCTAATTGTGCAAGCCAATCTTCTTCTTCCTCTGTAGGTAAATTAACATTTCCTGCCCCCACACAAAAACCTTTATCTTCATCTTCTCCTGGATCACTAGCGGTAAGAGGATCAGGACCCGCTATTGCTCCTTCATTTTCTACAATATGTGGTGCACCAAACCAAGTTCCACCATCTTTAACTTGTCCTGCATGAATTTGAGTTCCTACTGGAACAGTTTCTCCTGGATCAAACTGAAATAAATCATTACCAACATCTGGCCATAATACAGTTGCTCCATTTGCTCCTGCGTATGCACACATATCATCTTCACCGATAATAATAGGGGCAAATACTTCAGTTCCACCTTCACAAGTTAGAATCCAAGTTCCACCTGCAGACTCGCATTCCTCTTTCGTTTCAACTTGTGGAATTGAACATGAACCAACCTCATTTCCATTTATAAAAACAGAACCATCTATTAATTCACATCCAGCTATTAATCTATCACCTGGTCCTAATGTTATTTTTTGTCCTGCTATTGATTTACATCTATGTGCCATATTATGTTGTCTTTACTATATCACTCTTTGGATCATTTAATCGAGTTTTTAATAATTTAAGTGATCCTTCTAATCCCATACACCCCTCTTTAATACCTGATACTGGAACTACAAAATCTACAACTGATCCCTTTGCACCCTGCATAGTAGTACTAAACTCAATTAAATAATCAATTAATTTATCTACAAGATCCATTGTCTGGTCACCCTTCAATACTGGTTCAATCTGAGGTACATCACCACTTGGAAATCCCGTTGTTTTTCCTTGTTCTGGTGCACTACCAAGATATACTTTTTCATGTCCTTCTAAAACAATTCTATTTTTACTAACTAAATTTATATCATTGTCTGAATATAAAAATGCATTTTTTCTTGAATTAAAAACTATTCTATCAGAATTTAAAATTATTTGTTTTCCACTACTATCTGTTCTAAATTTTGGATCCAAATCTTTAACTTTACTTTTCTCATGAGTAAGTGGAACTAATTGATCAGTAGTCATCCATAAAGAAGCACCATCTAAATCTATATCTTCTTTTACTGGCTTATAATCTACTGTTTCTTTTACACCCTGTCCTACTCTCATAATAAGATTAGGTGAATTAACTTTTCCTGTATTTTCCTTTACACCATCTTCAGTTTTAATCTCTTTTATATTACTACCAAACCTAATTGAATTTCCAAACCTACCATTAAATGCTATATCACCTTCTTCTACATCAATTTGTCTTATACTAATATTAGGATCTGTTATCTTTGGTAGATTCTCTTTATACTTATCTGGAATAGTTCCCTTTGTAAAATTAGTTAAATACTTACTTATTCCAGGGTAAGAATTATTAGTTACAACATTATGAAAGTTCATTTTCTGAGTATAATAAAAATCTTCTGCTCCACCAAGAACATATTGAGCGGCTATAACGGACTCTCCTGGATAAGGATAATCCTTAATATTTGCATCCATTGGTTTCATAATACGAGTATCACCTTCATGTGCACTACTATAAAATAATCTAGCCTTTATCCATCCATACTTTGACCAATCAGGTTTATCCTTATTAGGTCCTTTAGTTATTAAAGGTAAATCTTCTTCATCTAACCAAATTTCCAATACCTCTGCCAATTCCAATTCATAAAATTCAGTCGGAGGTGTATCTTTAATTGCAGTATAAATATCTTTTATTTTAGCAGGACCTTCTGACAATCCATGAAAAGCATCAACTACTTCTTCAGCCGCTCTTTTAAACCAACCCATTAATTTTCCTTAACTGATTGTATATCGTCTGTTATTTTATCTGATTTCTTTTGAATGTCTACAACTACCTCATCTATACTTGTGAGTAATTGTTCTTTCTCTTTGTCCGATAAACCGAACTCTGCTTCTGCACCACCTTTGTTTTCAGCAGCAATTAATCGTTGAACAACTGTGGCCAACTTAACAAGTTGTTCATCATTCTTTACATTTATATCCAAATATTCTTTTATCATAGGAATTAACTGAATAGCCATATCCCCATCTTTGATAAATCCAGCAACTTCACCAACTAATACTT